CGGGAATATAGCGCACCACTCTCACTGCCGACCTGCGAAATACGGGCTGATGCACGCTCAAAAGCGGAGTTCAGCTTTGCGGTTCCAACACCAACCCGCTCAGCTATGTACTGATATTTTTGCAATGCATCAGTGCTGACACCAAGCGCATCAGATGTTTTTGCAATTTTGTCAGCCGCATCAAGATTGCGCTTGATTAGATAGCCAAGACCGGCTGCCCCGGCAGCTGCACCCATAGCGCTCTTCCAACTGAAAAGAGATTTTCTTACTTTGCCTAGGCGGGCACTGAGGTTTTGAATACTTCTAGAGGCCTTATCTGATGTTTTTTGAGTACCACGTAAAGAATCATTTACCTTGCGTGCTCCTTTAGCTGCCCCTGAACTATCTATTTCAACGCTATATTTTACATCAGCCATTGTTTTGCTCCTTTATGAAGACATCGTCCATAGCTCTTATGTTAGTTAGCAGATCTTCAAATTCAACATCCTTAATACCCAGCATTTCAGCATACTTGCAAATTGCCGTAAAAGGGATTTGTGTAACTCCGCTTAAAGCTTGCGGCCGGTCTGTGCTTAGCTCGAGAAAAGCTTGCCAGTAAAGTTCAAGCCCAGCCATGAGCTCCGGCCAATTTTCTATCGCTGGCGTATATCTCCCTTTTTTCCATCTTGCGACTAGCGTTTTTTTGTGCTGCCCCCACCTGATTTCATGCCGGAGGCAGTCCTGGAGTTTTTTGTTTCCACCTCCCGTTGCCATTTATCCCTGTCGGCAAGTCTGTTCTGCAAATCGATAAACAAATCGGGAGCTTCATCGATTAAGAGCCAGACGATATTATCTTTCGCGCATACTGCCGGGTTACCTTCGGAGTCGTATATTTCTCCTCCCCAGCCTAAAATAACAGCTTCTGCGTAAACCTCAGCCATTATTTTTTTTTCAAGCTCTCCGGTTTGATCGCCAAAAAGCTCCTGCCGGTTCTCTTTTATTTTTTCTGTCAGAATTCTTTGGTATTCGCTATTGCGTCCACCTGGCCGTTTGCACTTGAACCAGGCTATAACTTTGCCGTTTTCTTTGTATTCTATTACGATTCCTTCCGTCTCAAGTGCCTTGTCGGTCTTAAATAGCTTGTTAAGACTCATTTACACCCTCCTTCTGCAGATTTGGACTGTTTTGTCTTCTGCACCGATTAGCCCGGGCTCTGCTTCAAAATCGAAATCAAGCATTATGTCTTCATCTGGAGCAGGCACGTTGCCGGGCTCTTGTGTCAGCGCTACTTGCGGAAGCTCAAACACAAACCCATTCCCGTTTGAGTCAACGAAAGGGAAAGCAAGACTAATTTTTGTAAAGTCTATATAGTTTTTAAGTTCGTTATCCCAAGCCGAATCAGTCAAATAAATTTTCAATGAACCGCTGACTTCTATAGAACCAAGCGCAATATCAAAGCTTTCCAACTCGCCTACACCGTTAAGGCGCCTAGGCTTGAAGTCAAGGTTAAGACTAAAACTGTCTACGCAATCCGGGTATACATCACCGTTGATAATTATATCTTTCGCGTGGTCTGTTGTGTTGAGTATTTCAATATTTGATGCATCTATTACAGTACCGTCGCCTGATTTTGTTGCCTTAAGCTCATGAGACAGCCCGTCAAAAGAAAATGAACCAGTAATTTCCGAGCGGTTATCAAAGCTAAACGCCATGGAGCCGATGCGGGCATCTTTTATCAAACGGTATTTGTCGGTTAAGTCCATATGCTCAAGCTGGAAAGCATAATACACATCCTCAACACCGTTGCGCACATAAGAACCATCCATGGTAATTACATTTGCAGCTCCGTTTGAGTCATCTGCCGGTGCAGGTATGACGCCAAGTTCCCCGGCCGCAACAGAAGTTACCTTGAACCAGCCGTTGGCGCCGGTTGTGTCGAATCCCTGGACATACACCCACTGTCCTGCTGTGATGTCTTCCAACGTGAAATCGCCAGTAGCCGTTGTGAATACGCTATTTACATTGTCTGCCTGTGCGTCTGTGTTTGAAAACGCCGCCGGTGTACTCCAGGAGCTCCGGAGAAAGCCAGAGATGAGTTCATCAAACGTCTTTGCTGAAAACTCAAGATTTAGGTCACCTGCGGGGTCTACCCCTGTTCTTACAGCTGCGCCTCTCTGACCGTCACCTCGAACTTCGTTACTTCTTATTATCTGTGTAGGATTTCCGAAAGTCCCCCCAGTGTGCCGCAAGACACTAAAAGAGCTGTTTGGTACGGTTCCTTTACTGTCTTGTTTTGCATATGAAATTTGTACTCTGCTTGAATCAGCCATTTTTTTCTCCTTTAAACATCAAATTGGAATGATGTTTTTACATTACTTTGATAATAGCCTCTGCCGTCGAGACCTATTCTATCCGCACCTACGTTGTAGAAATGTATTTCTGACACATTATAATCGGTGAAAACGTTTACTGCTTTTTCTTCCAAGGCTCCTATTGCGTCCTGTCCAGTGTTTTGCTCTGCAAAAAGCTGGACAATTATCACACCGATACGTCTATGTTTCCTGCCGCCGACTGCTACCTGCATGCCAGAGCCAGGCCTGATCGTTAAACGTGCAAAATGCGTAGGATTGCCGATATCTTCCGTTTCATTAGGGTATATAACAGGGGTTAAGGATTGCCACCGTGCTTCGAAATGTTCTTTTATTAATCTGCATGCCTGTTCATAAGTCATTTGTGCACTCTTTTGTAATCTTTTATTTGTTCTTTCACCATAGTCGGGAACTCAGCTATTGATATTGCTACCATGCCTGCCGGTGCTTGTGCACTGTGTCCGTCCTCAAGTTTTTTTATATATTCAGCACCGTTATTAATGTACAGAGCGTCGCCTAAATTTGCACTTTTTACATTAAGAATACTTTCTGTTCCTGAATTACCGCCCGGTCTGCCTGCGTAGCTGCTGTTTTTTGTTACAAGCCACGAATTACGAGCAAAACCTGTATCTACCGGTGTACGCTCTTTAACTTTTGCGTTTAGTTCAAACACACTGCCTTGAAAAACGTTCTTTGCCATCTTCTCGTTTTCTTCTATAGTTTTTTTTAAACCGCTCACTGTTATCACTTTGTCACAACTCCTCGCCAAATGATCGGTGTAAGATCCGGCTGTATTGCCCCGACGCCGTGGATAAGCCAGACATCAGCCGAACCATTCCAAGTCGTTTCCCCGAACTGGATCTTGTCGCCCGGCTTCGGACTGAACTCCAGGCTTTTCGCTGACAAAATAAGATCTTGCGCCCGGCTGATTTGCAATGTCCCGTCCCGGAAATCCTGAAGGAATTGTTGCCCGGTGACGGATTGTGGCGGTAGTGGAACTCCTACATCAGAAGCATAAGCCGCGCTTGCCGATTCAACGTCCATAAACCACTCAGTGTCCGTGCTGGCTGTCAGGGAACCATCTATTGTGATTGTTGTGGCTGTAACTGCAGTAACCGGGAACGGACCACGGTTGCCGAAAGCTGATACTTCCCGGAAAGTTACTGAATCACCCACTGACACAGCAGCCGATACATCGCCAGAAGCAAAAGTGAAGGTATCGCCAGCCGCCGAAAGCGTGCCGAAATCCGTCTGGTCATATGTACTGGTAGTCCCGGAGGCCGCCCGCTGGATTACACAGGGCACGCCGAAGTCAGTGACCATTTCTTGTGCCAGGTCTATTTCGGCCTGATATTTTGTCACTTGGCCGTCCTCTTGTTGTTTCGCTTATTTTTTGCTGCCAGTGCAGGCTTCTTTTTTGATTTAACCTCAACCCAGCCCTGCGCCCGCAAAGCTTCAGCCCTGCGGCTCGGTACGTCGTGGATCTCGTAGACGCCGTTACGGTTTGATTTTGGGGATTGCATTTTGATCATTTCCGTCTCCTGCAAAAAAGGGGCGAGAGCTATGCTCCAACCCCCCCATTTTAATTTGATATTATTGGATCACTTATCCGAGCAGTAAAGCCGCATGCTCGGGCTTCACCAACTTCCAGCCCCAGCACAAGGAAATCTCGTACTTGACGCCGTAATAACCTGGGTACATCGCAATCTGGAATGTCAGGCCAGATATCGGGTCAGAGACCGTAGTCACGTCCGAGGCTAGATCTCCACCGGAAGGTCTCGCAGGCGGACGGGTAGCAAGCTGAATAGCGTTACGCGCAAACGCCATGTTTGCCATAAAATCACTTGTGTTCTGCGTAACGCTCTCACCACCGCTCATAGCTGCCATGAGGCCAGGCTCGGTAATCACTATATCACCGGAGCCCCCTCCGGTAATGGTCGCGCCGGTAGCGACAATGTACTTATGATCGCCAATGGCAATATAGTTGCCAGGCACAAAAGTACAGTCACTTGTAGCTGCCGCAATAGTGATCGTTGTGGCACCAGCTGAGTGAGCACCAGATAAAGTCGCCGTACCGGCATCAGCCTCGGAGCTGTTATCCTGTGTCTGGATGCCGGCTGATTCTCGCAGCTGGCAACCGGAAAGCTGAATCAGCTCACCAGTCCGCTGCACCTGGTCGGTCCCTGCCTGATTGACATTGGTAAGATTGGTCAGGCGCCGCAGATTAGTGCCCGAGGATGTATCGATCACGCAATGCCGGTCGCCCTTTGGTGCGCCGTTGTCGGTCAGAATCTTTCCGAGTTCAGCCAGGGCGGTAAAATCAGAACTGAATGG